TTTTTCATCAAGAGACCATTGATTACCACTCATTATATGATTTTGAGCTTTTTTTACCATATCTGTTGCTTGTTCTAAAGTTGTATTATATTTAGCTACAGTATCATCTATAAGAGGAAGTAAATCCATAACTGCTATAGCTCCTGCGTCATTTTCTCCTGATATACCCATTTCTGCTTCTTTTTTTTCTAAAATTTGTGCTAATACTACTACCTGACCTTCACTTAATTCAGCAGTATTTAGTCCTGCTTGTATGTCTAAAAATGTTGTAAAATTTTTTGGTATCCCATAGTATTCTTCATTAAGAAATAAATCATCATCATTAAAAATAGGGGGACCTTTAGGTATTTTATCAATCATATCTTGAGTAGGATGTAAATATCCTTCCCAACCAGTACCTTCCCATGATCCTCCAAATCTTTCATTATACCCTAAAACAGAACGTAAATATCTATGTTGCCCCCACCACATTATTGCTCTTAGTTGACCTCTTTCCATAACATATGCTTGTGGTTGTATATCAGTATTATGTTCATAGTTAGGGTTAGATACTAATGCTCCATTAGGAAAAAATGGATGTTCTGGTTCTGTTGCTGATAATTGGTTTTGGAGGTCTCCTATTTCTTCTATTAGGGCATCTATTCGAGCTTGTTGAACATCAACCCCTTTATTAACATATGCACTACTTTTTTGAATAAGTTCTTCATGAGATTTGCTTCCTGCTTTTGGTATATTATAAAATAATTTATTGTATATTTGAAAAAATTGATTAGGAGTATATCTTTCTAATGGTTTTTTTAATTCACTAAATTCATTATCGTTATTAGAATTATAAGTATTTTTTCCATATATTGTTTTTACTATTTTATATGTAGCCATTATCTTATAATTTTAAAATTATAATCATTATCATAAATTGTAGTACCATCATTATTTATATGTTTAAATAATAAACGATAATATCTTTCAGGTTGTAATCCTTTCATATATAATTTAAAATACATCCCTTGTGAATCTGCACTTAATTGAGTATTATTATTATCAAAAGGTATTATTTCTTCTTCTGTATGTGCATCTCTTATGCTATAATATGATTTTGTTGTAAAATATCCTGTATCTAGATAATTTGAAGATGTAGCAAATTGTCTTACTGGATATTTATCTCTTACATGAATTCTAAGAGTTGCTATTTCATTTTGATTATATTCTTCTTTATTTCTATATAAACTTACATTTAATTCTCCATTAAGTTTAGCTGATGATTGATAATTATGAATACTATCTTTCCATTTAAAAGTCAATTTTGGTGGATATATAGTGTGAGTATTTACTGAAAACCATTTTAATTCACCAAAGCTACTTGAAGTACCTGTTTCTATTATATCAGGTTTTTTTATAATAAAACCATTATTGTATATACCTGTAGGGTATTCTTGATTTACAAATAAACTAGCACTCCATTTTCTTATTATATCTGTTACTTCTATATTTGTATCTAAATTGTCTCCTTTTAAAAATTGTTGTGTACCATAAAAACCACTTCCTGTGTACCATACTCCTCCTCCTTCAGCGATACCAACTGCTGAAGATGTATTTATAGATCCTGTAACTCCATCATTAAAACTTGAAGTTGGCCATTGTGTTTTATCAATATCATTATCACTATAGACCCAAGAGGCTCCATCTGAAGATGTTGGTAAATTTGAATATCTTCCTGTTCCTTCATCCCATATTTGAGCAATAGGAAAAGCATCTAAATTAATTATAGTAGTTAAATTTTTATGTTCTGTAGAAAATAACTGTAAACTACATGTTACTTCTCTTCCTGTTTGGAAATTTAAAGCTCCTACTTCTTTAATAGCTAATTTTAAATCATTATTTGAAAATTTTACTAGTATTCTTGAGGGATGGTATCTTGTGTCTGATGTACCTTTTTCTTTTACAAGTTCAAGAATTTCATCATGCCCTGTGTTCATTGTAGACCTGTTAGGGTGACTATATAATGTTGTGTCTATTTCCGGAAATATAGAATAATATGCCATAATTATCTGTATGTTGTTACTCGTCCCTTAATGTCTTGATTTGGGAATTTTAATTCAAAAATACTTGGATCTAATGAAGGGTAAATTACTTCTTTTTTAGTTGCTGATTCAAAATCATATCTATAAACAGAATAAGGATTACCATTTTTATTTAAAACTGTTACTTTTTCAACTGTTTGTACTCCTTGAACACTACCTAATAGATTCATTATTTCTGATTTTATAATTGGTTGATTTATTTGCCATTTATCTATTTCAAAATAATTTTGTAATTCTGATATACAATTAAGTAATACTTCTTCATTATTATAATTTGTAAATGTAGTTATTTCAAAATCAACTGAAAAATTAATTACAAAAGCATTTTTAATATTAATAGAATCTGTTAACATTCTAAACTGTTCTAAATATGTTATTAAATTTTGTTTTGTAGCTGCATTTAAAGTTGTAAGTTTTTTATTTTTATCATATCCTAAAGTATATAAATTTAAAGCTAAAGGATTAGGAATACGTCCAGGTTCTGAAGTTAATGGAGATAACTGGTCATCTTGAGTTATATATGCTTTTGATATTCTACCAAACATAGAGGGCAAAGAAAGAGTTCTAATCATATAATCTTCTTTAGTTACAGCTCTTTTTTGAGAAGCAAAAGATGCTATTGCATTTAATCTAGTTTCTTCAATAGTATCTCCACCTGAACCACCTGATGCTTTTTCTGGGTTATTAACAGCTACTGATTCTTTTACAAAATTTAATAATCCTACATTTAAGTTAGCATTGTTAGTTAAATTTAAAGATCCTATTTGGTTTATTGTACCTGTTGCTACATTTGAAGCTATCCCTCCTCCTACAAGATATTTTACAGTTAATGTAGTATTAGCAGGAACTTGACCATAAGCTTTAGTATATAAAAAATTTGAAGGATCATAAGCTACATCTAATTTATTTCTTCCATCTTTTATTCCTAAACCTATATTATCGGGATTTGGAATTATTTCTACATCTGCTTGATCTGAAATTCCACCTCCAAATTGTATTTCTAGTCTATTATTATCTTTAAAACGAGTTGTAAATCTTCTTGGTACTTTTTTTACTTTTAATAAATATGGAGTTTGTTTATTATATTGATATAAATCAGGATCATTAGCTCCTGTATTTTCTACTTCTTCAAATATAGTATCTTGTGCTAAATAATCTACTTCTTTATATTCATTTCCATCAGCATCAGTAATAGATTCTATAGATAAAACATTATTATCAAATAATTCTAATGTTAAAAATTGTTGGGGGCCCGCTATTTCAAATGACTGATCTTTTCTTGTAGCTGATATAGCTTGTGTTGATTTTTTTAAAAGATAGTATTGAGGGTTATTATCAGAATCATAATTATATATACTAAGTGTTGTAGGATCCATAGATCCAGAAACTCTAAAATCTATTTTATCCTGAGTCATAAAATTAGGACCTTCTGAAGATTGGAATATAGAATTTTCTCCTATTTGTAAACAATAATTATAATCTGGGACATAATTATCTCCTACAGAGGGTAATAATTGAAATACATCTAAAGTTACACTTGCTGCTGTTGTTGCTTTAGGTTTATATCCCATAGCATAAGCAAGATTATTTATATTTTCTCTTTCTTTAGCTACAGTTATAAATGATTCTTGTAACTGAGTATCAGTATAAAAAGATAAAACATCTCCTACATAAGCAGCCATTTCTATAAACATCATACCTGGAGATGCTTCACTAAAATCATTAAAAGTATTAGGGTAGTATATTTGAGCAAATTCGAGTAATTGATTTTTAAAAGAATTATAATCTTTATTTAAATAATTAACATCTTTATCCTGTGATTTATTTGATACTTTAGTATAAGCCATATTATTTTATTTAGTAAGGATTTAAATTTTCTTGTAAAGTTGGATCTGCCATATAATCCGGATCACTAAGATTAAGTGCTATTGCATCTAATTTGTCACTATATTTAAATCTATATGTTATTTTTATATGTAATCTATGTTTTTCATCTACGGGACTTGCTTCTACCCCAAATAAATCAACATCAGGTATAAATATATTTATTTGGTTATTTATTTCTGTTTTTAATGCATCTACATCTATATTAGGTTCAAAAAGTAGATTTTGGATTCCTACACCAAAATTAGGTTCATTTATTCTTTCTCCTTTTTTAGTTACAAGAAGATTAATTAAATTACTTTTTATTTGTTCATTGTAAGTATATGTTTGTTTAAATACTCCAGGAGCGTTAAAAGGAAAAGCAACCCCAATAGCAGCATTTTTATTGAGATCTAAAGGGTTAATATTTACAGGGTTATTAAATGTAGGCATTTGTTAGTTTCCTTTTTTTCTTGCAATTGCTTTCATTAAATCACTATAATCTCTTGTTACTGCATTTGCTACAGATTCAGGCATTCCTGCTGTTTCCATAGGCAGTGGAGCACCAGTAGCGAATGGTTTTGATAAACTTACAGGAGCATGAGCTGTTTGAGTATTTGTATTACTCATTGCTGTTTCGTTTAATAAGTCATTTAATGTATTATCTTTTACAAAATTTTGTTTTTTAATTGGTTTTTTACCCATAATTTTTTCTTTTAAAGAATTTTTTATATTATTTGATACAGGTGTATCAATAATAGGTTGTTCTTTAATTATAGGTTTAACTTCATCACGTAAATCTTCTTTAAGTGATTTAATTTCTCTACGTAACGCATAATCAATTTCTTCTCTAACTATTTTTCTAATCAGATTTTCAAATGTTTTTGCTTTCATTATTATTATGTTTTATTATAAATATAAATTTTATTTTTTTCTTTTAACTTCTTGATATCTTTCCCCTACCAGAGCCTCTTCGATATGATCTTGCTCTAGGACTATTTTTAGGAATTACTTCTGTTTGTGTATTATCATCTATTTCTCCTTGTGTATTTGGACCTTTTGCTATATAACGGTTATATCCTACCATTTTTAAATTAGCATTATATATTTTATCAATATATTCAGTTCCTGTTAATTCTTCTATTAAATTTTTATAAAAATCATCTGTATCACTATCTGGTACTAACCCATTATGTCCTAAAGGATTAATTCCATCACCTAATATTAAATTTTCATCTATATTACCTTCAGAGTCTGTTAATTCTTGATTTTGATAACATTTTTGAATATACAATAAATAATAAAGTTCTACTGTTTGTCTTGCTTGAAGTATTAAAGCTAATAATGAATCTACTAATCTTATACCACCTTCTATTATTCTTTGTAAAAAGTTTATTTGTTTATTAATGAAACCATCAGGTGCTAAAACTTTCATAAAACCTTTAATACAACCTTTAAGACATACAGCTATTCCTTGTATTTGTAACATTTTTTCTTGTAGTGCTGTTATAACACCCCCTGTAGCCCATCGAAGAGGTAAAAAACTTACAACAGCATCAACTGCTATATGGACTATATTTAAAGTAGTAATTATTCCATCCATTATATTACATAATTGGTATATTCTAGCTATTTTTGCTAAAATAGCTTGTAATTTAGCTAAAAGACCATTCATTCTATCTTTAACACCTAAAGGAACTTCTTCAACTTGATCAATAAGGAGATTTACTTTAGAATAAACTTGTTTTACTGCTCCTTGAGCTAAAGGATCACATGCATAAGCTAAAAGATCTTCTTTTATTTGTTCTTTATCTATATTAAAATTAGATTGTGGAGATTGAATATTTAAAGGAGGCATAAAATCAACATAGGGAATTTGATCTACTAATTCATCTATTTTTGCATTAACTTCTGCTTCTACTTGTATTCTTAATTCATTAAGACGTCTTAATACTTCTTGTTTTAACATTCTTAATAAATTTGCGGGATTTGATACTGTATGTGCCATTGTTTATTCTTTTAAAAATATGTTTTTACTTTTTATTCCTTCTATACTTTCAGTTAATCTATCTATTTGTTCGTATAAAAGTGAAAAATCATTTGCTGCAGGTGCTGAAGTTCCTATTACAGGAACAGTTACACTATATTGGGTTGCTAGAAATATATAAGTACTTCTTAAAACATCTAACATTTCATTAAGCCATTTTTCTGTTTTATTACCTAATAAAGCAGGTTCTGTTGGGTAATTATCTCCTGACATTCCTAAATATATTTTAGGAGTATTTACTATAAAAAAACTATTTTCTACTTTATCACTTGTGTCAAAATGGATACTACCATTAGTACTAAAACCTATAGATTTATCAGAAAATAATAAAATTGAATCATCTTTAGCATTAAATAGTATTCTATCTGAATTTATTATTGCTTGTTTTCCTTCATATTTATCTGGAGATATTGGTTTATAAGTTGACATATTTTAATTTTTTATTAATATCCTGATGGTGGAGGTTCTAAACCTACATTCGTACTTTCAAATGCAAGGTTTTCAGTTGTTTCTGTTACTTCAGTTCTTTTAATTGTTTTTCCTCCTACTTTCTTTTTACTCCATGTATTATCATCAACAAGAAGATCAACTTTAGTATCTTTTGCATTATCTGTTAGATCTATAGGTATTTCTTCCCAAGCTGGATCACACTTTGATGGATCAGCTACTTTAAGTGCCCAATCTATCATTTTTAATTCATAACGGTAATCCCATCTTGGTGAACCATCTTTAATTTTTACTATAGTTCCTTTACTACTACTTCCTCCTGTCCAGCCATTTTTCTTTACAGCATTTGCTTGGCCAGGGTGTGGGACTTTCATTATGTTTTTCTTTTTAATTGTATTCCATGGTATACCTGTGTGTGGGTCTTTACCAGGTCTTTTTCTTAATGCTTCTAAATGGGTATATGAATTCCACCAAGGACAGTTTTTAGCAGCTACATCATTATGACCACATACTACAAGTTCAACACCTTTAGCTCTATATTTTTTAATATAAGCTACTATTATAGAATTAACAGCTTCTGCTTGTTGTCTAGTTATATTTAAATATGATTGCATTTTTTGACCATAAGGTCCACTTCTATCATTCCTATCTTCAGGACTTCCATATTTACTTCTATAATTTCCAGTTCCTGTTTTAACAGCATTGTCGGCTCCTCCTATCCAATTAAAATGAATAGCATTTGTATTTGTAGTTGGTCCATGTTTTCTTTCACCCCCATAACCCTCATCAAAAGCTGTATTGGTCCAACCCTCACTAGAACCTCTATTACCTCCCCAACCTGGAGTTGTCCATGCATCTCCCCTACCACTTCTACAAGTCCCATCACCAAACCAAGCAATTCTTCCATCATGTTGAATAGCATGTTGGTATCCAGAAGATCTCCATTTACCACTTTGTCTATAATGCATATGCATTTCAACTATTTCAGCTGCAATTAATTTATGAGAAGTTGCTGTAGTATGTATTACTAAATATTTTTTATTTGAATTGACTGGATTTTTCTGTAAGTCTAATATATATTTGTCACAATATGTACTAGGATATTCAGGTTGTGGGATATCACAATATCTATCACTATTTAAAGAATCATAAACTCTTACAGGGTAACCTTTAAATGTTCTAGATCCTTCTAAAAAAGTATCATTATTTTGTCCTTCAGTTTCTGAATCAGTATTTTCATTACCACCGCCAGGAGGAGGTGGAGGGGAAGGAGTATTAGATGAGTTACTATCACCAGTTCCACCAGGATTATCTACTGGACCTGCATCATAAATACATGAACCATCATCTTGTGTAGCATTTGGGTCATAATTATCTGCATTAGGATCTGTACAACCTAATATTGGTGTAGGTTGATTATCATTTTGGGGATTATTTTCATTAGTTATATCACTACCAGAATCGTCATTTTCTTCTTCACACCCTTCTATAAGTTCATCTCCACCAGCTACATTATAATCTTCCCAATCTACATAATCTATATCATCTTCATTGTAATCTCCAGATTCAAATAATTCATCCCACGGAGTCATTTCATCACTAGTAACAGGAATAGGTGTTGGTGGAGGAGGTTCATGAGATTCTATTTCTTCTATTACTTCTTCAGTAGCTGCTATTTCTTGATCTACTATTGGAGTTACTTCTATATGAGAAGTTTCTGAAATAACTTCATTAGTTACAGGTGCAGGAATATCTCCTGCAAATACCCTCATAGGATCTACAGGAATAATTAATTTTGCTGTATAAGATTTTGCATGTGTTGATGCTACTTGAAGGTTGCTTATTGATTGGTTTGATGTTAAATATATTGAAGAAGGATCATTATTCACATTTTCTAAAGTAGCTACCCATCCTCTTGAATCTTCTTCTTCATTTTGTCCGTTACGTATTATTATGATAGGATCTCCATCTTGAGCATTACCTCCTTTTGACCAATCATTTTCTGTAACATTAGTTGATGTAGCTCCTAAACGAATTGAATTACCAAATCTACCTTCTAAAATAGAATCTCCTTCATAAGGTAATAAAGGTTTAATATTTGTTTGTTCTATAAAGTATTGTCCTAAATCTATATCTGTTGATTGGTCTTCTAATTGTCTATAGACCATTCCATTTTCAGCGTTGTTATAGTCTTGTGTTGTATTTGAGTCTGATAAAGATTTTAAACTAGGTAAAGCATTATGGTGTGGGTGATTCCACATATTTAATGTTGGTAAGTAATATGTAGTTACTGCATTTTTATCATAAGCCTTACCTTTTGAGCCTAAAATTAAAACTATTTCATTTTTTAAAGGATAGTTTTTTATAAAAGAAAAAATTGGTTTTGCAGTAGATGCATCATAAGGATTTTCTAAAGGAGTTTCTTCATTTAATTTAGTATAAAAAATTGTTCCTAAAGCATCATAAAATCCTAGTGCTTCAGCTTGAGGGTGATTAATATCTAATATTACATCTAATACTCTAACTGCTGTCATTTGAGTAGATGACGGCAAACTGATATTAAAATCACTAGTTTTAGATTTAACTATTGTTCTCCCCATCTTTTACTTCTATATTTTTAGGTTTTTCTACTGTTTTTGCTATTTCTTCAGCTACTTCTTGAAGTTGTTCCATTTCAGCTTCAGTTAAAGCTCCTCCATCTCCTGTATTAGAAGTACCTGTAGATAAACGTTGAACTATTGCTGCCATTTTTATTAATTGGTCATCATTTTTAACACTTATTTCCATATACTCTTTAATTAAGGGAACTACTACTGTAGCGTCTCCTAAACTAGTAATAAGAGGACGTAATTCAGCTATTAAAGATGCTAATTGTTTTGATTTTTTTGTTTGGTTTTTATGAATTTCTTTTAAAATATCAGAAAAACTTTTATCATCAAAAATTATTTGGTTTAATGGATCCATATTTGTTTTTATTATAAATATAATAAAAGATCAAATTTTTACATATCCTAGTTTATGATATTGACCATATAATTTTTTGTATAATTTTTTTAATGATTTTGTTACTTTTGTAATTACAGGAGTATCTACATTTGTAATTTCACGGATGTATATATAAAGAGCTTTTTTATTAAATATTTCTAAATTTTCTCTACGTTTAAATAAAATATTTATAGCATCACAAACTTTTCTGTCTGTTTCTTTTTTAAATAAAGTAAACATATTAGCGTCAACATATTCTGTAAAGTAATCTATAAAATCTTTCATATCTTTTTTACGTGCTGGTCTCCCTAATTGAGTTAATACTCCATCATCTTCGTCAGCTTCCATTACATTTACTGTTATTTTTTTCTTTTTGTAATTATTATTATTATAAAGTATAAGATAATTTTTACCTACAATAGAAAAATAAGAAAAAGCTTTTGAACCTTTAGTAGGATCAAAATAATGAAGTTTTTCTAATAAAAAGCAAACAACTTCATGTTTTAAATCTTCCAATGATTCTACTTCTGTATAGTAAAATTTAAATGTATGTATTAAGTTTTCAGATAATTTATAAAAAGCATAATGAATACGTGAATTATATATATAATTTCTTTCATCTTCATTATTTGAAGCTAAATATTCTGCTATTGCTTTTTCTGTATCTTCTGTAAAATATAGGTGTTTTGTTTTTTTTCTTCCTCTTTTCTTTTTAGGTTTAGGTGTAGAGTTTGCTTCTTGTTTAATTTTGGTTTTATCTTTCATGTTTTATTTAAGAGTAAATTCGTTTAATGCTTCTTGTAATTTTTTGAGTTCTTGAAAGAACCATCCTATTTGGTCATCAGAATAAAATATATTTTTATCATCTAATTGTTTTAATCTTTGATCACAAGCATTTATAGCATCACTTTGTTTTGTGATAAAATCTTCTAATGATTCATTTTTTTTCAATAGATTAAAAAGAGCAAATCCTAAAGAAGTTGTAATTATTATAAGTATTATTGTTGCTATTATCCACCCCATATTTTAGTCTTTAAAAAATGAATCTATAACATCCAAAGTAGCATTGGATAAATTTGGATTATTTTTTGGATTTATTTTTTTTGATGTCCTTAAAGTCTTATCACCTTTAGAACCGTTTTTAGGTTTTGATTGTTTTGGAACTGCATCTGTTGCATTATTCCATATTTCAAATTCAATTTGAGCAGCCATATGGTCAGCTTGATGCATGAGTAAAGGTAAATGAGATCTTAATTTAGTTTCCTTCATACTAGACATAAAGTAAAATTTATTACTTTCATCATATAAGCCATCATGTATTTTAATTCCTATAAATTCATTTTGGGTTACTTTAACACCAATTTCTTGCAACAAGAATAAAGATCTTTCTGGTATCTTCATTGCAGGGATATCAGTATTAAATTTATAAATTTGGCCTAATTTGTCAATATGCCATTGTGAATCATTTGGTTGATAATATTCACCTTCTTGTTGGCCCATCTTGCCTAAATCATGGAATAAAGCAACAAAATGCATTTCTTCAATTGTATATGTAGATATATCACCTCCCATTTTTTTCCACGTTTTATATAATTCATTTGCACAATCATATACACGTAATACATGGTCAACATAACCACCAGCAAATGCTGAATGGTGCCAATTTTTAGCTGCTGCGGGCATCATCATCATCCTGTCTTGGTATTTTTCTAAAAAAGGGATTAATGTATTTGTTCTTTCTTTAGATATATTTGTTTTTACTTCATTAACATAACGATCCCAATTTGATTGGATTTTTTCTGCTGATAACATATTATATATTTCCTAAATTTTGAACACCACTAGCTCCTAAAGGATTAGTAGATGATATTTTAATAAGAGATTGTAATTCTTCAAATCTTTCTTTAAGTTCTCCTTCTTTCATAAATCTAAGTGCTTCTTCTTGTTCACCTCTTTTAATTAAAATATGTAATTTATTAAAAGCCACATCTAATCTTTCCATGGCTCCTTGTACTTGCATTGCGTATCTCATAGTTATTTTTTATTTAATAGTATTATATAATAAGGGGATTTTAAAAAACCAAGTTTTTTTAGGATAGATGTCCTTTAAATAATAAACGAGGAACATCATCTGAAAACGATGTTATTACTATTTCTGTGCCTATTTTGCTTATAACATCTTCTCCTTCTAAATATGTCATATCTCCATTTCTATTTAAATATAACATTCCACTAAATTGTTCATATTCTTTATAAGTAAATACTAATTCTTTTGCTATATCTATTTCAAATTCTTTGTAATTAAAATCTTGTTCAGTAAAATATTTATTTATATTAAAATATTTACCTTCAGGCACAAAATCATTTTTATAGTATATTCTTTTTAATACTTCAGCAAAACCGTTTATGAATTTTTGTTTTTCAAAATTTTCACTTTTAGTAAAAATATCATAAATACTTACTATTTTAATAGGCCATTTTAAACTTTTAGTTAGTATTTTTATAGCGTCGTCTGTATTTTCTTCTGACATTCCTAACCCATCAATAAATTCTTCAAATTTTCCTGTTTTTTTAGTCCCAGACCAAGATCCTCTACCATATCCTTTTGCTACAACTGCTCCAGCATCTGCTGATTTTTCTAATTCTGCAAACTTTTCACCTCCAATAGATGCTTTGATTTCTACATTTTTATCTCCTACGTCCAAATCACCTTTTGAATCTCTTTTTTTAACATTTTTAAATAAAATAGAAAATAAAATTTCACCAGGTCCTATAGATACATTACCTACTATAGTAGTAACCATTTTTCTATATAATATTTTTAATTTATTTGAAGGGATTACAGAAATTAAGTCAGTAAAATTTTTAGCACTAAGGTTAAAATCTACTGGATTTTTTATATATTCAAAGAAATTATCTTGGATTTCAAGATCTCTTAATAAAGTTGAAAATCTTTTAATTTGATCATTTGGAATATTAGATTCTTTAGCTTTTAATTCTAAATATTTTTTTATGGGGTTTGAAGTTTCTAAATCTTGTATTTGTGCTGCTAATTTAGCTGCGTCTTGATCTGATATAGATGTTGATTTTATAAGAAGAATTAAATCTTCTTTTGAAAAAGATTTGTCATTTTCAGGTTCTACTTCAGAAGGAGAATTTTCCATTCCTGCTACGCCTGGTTCTCCATCTTTATCCCCATAGGTTTTTTCGTCTTCTAATTCATCTAAAATATCTTCAGAAGGGATATTAAGACGTTCTAATATTGTTTTTAAAATTTTAATATCAGAGGGATTATCCAAACAAGGATAACCCTTTTTAGTCCTATATGACCATTCTAATAATAACTCATCGAGAGTCATTTTATTTATTTTATTATGTTAGCTAATTTTTGGAAACGTTCTTGAAGAGATTTTGACTCATGTAATTTACCGTCACCTCTTGTTGTCTTAGCTGGTGTGTATCCTGAATCTTTACCTGAAGTGTTTTTATTTCCTGCGTCTCCAAATCCAGTTGATGCTGCTTCTTCTAAATCTGCTTCTTCATCTACTTTTTCATCACCATCTTCCATGTAAGTTTCATCTACATCATCACCCATTTCATCACCCATTTCATCATCACCTCCTTCAAAGTGAGTTTTTAATAAGTCAAAAATTTGACGAAGTACGTCATCTTCACCTGCTTCATCACCTGCTGTATCTGCATCTATATCTGTGTCATCAACAGATACATCAACATCATCTTCAGCTTCATTTGTGATAGGTGTAGGAGCAAATTTGTCAAATTCCTCTTTGATCATTTTTTTAAGTTCTTCTAATTTCATTTTTTTATTTTTTTAGTATTATATTTCAAATCCAAAGTTTAATATTAAGAACCTAAAGCTTACACCAGGGTTCCATTTTAATTCTAATAGGGTAAAAACCCCAAATCTAAATGTAAAGTCAATAATATTTTTTTTATTACCTTCTTTCCAACTATTTATTAAATTCATAACTTTTTTATTTTTATTATTCTTCATTTTGTAGTCCAGCTGTTAAGCCTTCCATATATGCTAGTTTAGCTATTTCATAATATACTCTGATATTTTCTGATCCTTCTCTTAAAGATATTCCTTTTTCTTTAATTATTTCAAGAAGTTTTCTATGTACATCTCTATCCATAGCTGTTGATGCTACTGCTCTTCTGTCTTCTTTTTCTTTAAGAAGAATTTCATCTTTTTCATCTTCAATTTTTCCTAATCTTTTATTAATGTCTTTAATTTGTTTAGGAATATCTCCAATTTTTTTATCGTATTTTGCTCTATCTATTTTTTTAGCATTAAAATCTTGTACTAATGGTTTTATTTTTGCTTGTAATTTCTTTTTTTGATCTTTAAGTTTTTCTGCTTCTTTATCTAAAGTTTTTATACCTTTAGTTGTTTTTTTAGCTCCTTTACTTGCTTTTTTTTCTTCCTTATCTTCATTTTCACTTAAAATGTTTTTTATTTCATTTTTAATGGCTTCTTTAAGTGATTCCATTTTATCATTTTTGTGATCAGCGTCTTTCATTTTTCCTTTTTTAAATGAATTTTGGATTTCTTGCATTCCATCACCTCTTTCTGATGTATATGATTCTAAAAATTTATTAAATGAAGTTTCATTAATAGGACCAGCGTGATTCATTCCTGATTCAAATTGAATTAATGCTGAATAATAGGCATTATGTTTTTCTAAATTATTAAGGACAGTTTCTGTTGCTGTTTTTCTTTCGTCAGGAGTAGATTCTTGTAATCTTGCACATCCTAAATTAGTTAATTCAAAATCCATACCTTTTCTAAACTCATATGGGTTTAATCTATCTAATCTATTATTAATTTCTGTCGTTTTATTTTCCCTTTTCTGTTTCTTGGAATCAGGTGTATATCCGTAAAGATTATTATTTGCCATTTTCTATTATGTTATTCCCTAATAAATATAAATTTATTTTAAAAGGCGTTATTGTTTTATAATTCTATTGTTTATATTTTTATTGTTATAAATAATATTTAAGTTATAAATACCACTTGGTAAATCTGTCATATTTATTTGGGTTATTTTTTCTTCATAAATAACTAAATTACCTACCATATCATATATTTTTATATCTATTTCTTTTGAAATATTTAACATATCAGTTACTGGATTTGGATAAATAAATAATTCGTCTAAATTTTCTTCTAATTCAACAGGCCATCCTAAATCACAATAATTATATAATTCAATACAATATGAATCCCATTCTCCTAAGCAACATTCATCATCAATTGATACTACCCAAGCAAAACATTCATTAGGTAACCAATATGGTTCTCCTGGTCCTCCACTACATCCTGCATCATATAAACAACTTCCATCGTCTGTATTTGCAATAGGATCATAATTATAAGCTGAAACATCTGTACATCCTATTAAAGTATCAATACATGCTCCTGAATCTGTGTTTGCTAAAGGATCATAATTGATAGCTGTTTCATCCATACAACCTAATATTACTTCTATACATGAAAAATCTTCTACATTTGCATCTTGATTGTAATTAAATGCATTTGGATCTGTACATCCTTCGATTATTTCAATACATGAATCATTATCAACGTTTGCATCTGGATCATAATTTAATGCAGTTTCGTCTGTACAACCATAAACTATCAATATACAAGATCCATCATCTGTGTTTGCTTCTTCATTATAATTAACTGCTAAATTATTTGTACAACCTGTGACTATAGCTTCACATGTTCCGTTATCTGTGTTTGCATCTGGGTTCCAATTAAATGCTGTTGAATCAGTACAACCATATACATATGGAATACAGTAAAAGCTTTGATCACCAGTATTAGCGTCTTCATTATAATTTAATGCAGTACTATCTGTACAACCATAAATTATAGGTATGCATGTTCCATTATCTGTATTAGCTAAAGGATCATAATTAAATTGTGTATCATCAATACATCCATAAATAAATGGTATACAAGATCCATTATCTGTATTTGCATTTTCATTGTAGTTAAATGCAGCTGCATCTGTACATCCGTAAATAAGAGGTATACATGATCCATCATCTGTATTAGCAGTTGAATCGTAATTGAATGCCTCTTCATCAGTACAACCATATAAATAAGGTATACAACCGTTATTAGTATTTGCTAATTCATTATAATTGAGAGCTGTTTCATCCATACAACCAATTACTACTGGAATGCAACTATCATCATCTGTGTTTGCGTTTAAATCATAATTAAATGCTTCAGGATTTGTACATCCATAAATGTAAGGAATACAACCTGAATTAGTATTTGCCGTCTCATCATAATTTAATGCAGTATCATCTGTACATCCAATAACTACAGCTTCACATGTGCCATCATCAGTGTTAGCATTGGAATTATAATTAAATGCTGTCTCATCTGTACAGCCTAATATTGGATAAACGCATCCAGAATTTGTATTAGCTTCTTCACTATAATTAAGTGCTGTATCATCTGTACAACCAATGATTACTTCTTCACATGTTCCGTCATCTACATTTGCATTAATATTAAAATTAAAAGCTTCTGGATTTGTACATCCATATACAAATGAAATACAACCAACATTAGTATTTGCTAGTTCATCATAATTAAATGCAGTTGGGTCTGTACATCCGTATGCAAATTCTATACAAGAACCATCGTCAGTATTTACGTTAATATCATAATTAAATTGAGTTGGGTCCATACAACCATAAACAAAAGGTTCACATGGATTGTTTTCATCTGCTGTATTTGCTTCTGAATTGTAATTAAATGCTGTTTCATCTAAACAACCGTATATAAATGGTTCACATAAATTATTATTTGTATTAACATCTACACCATTTATTCCTGTTAGTGGGTTTCCTACTCCATCATTATCATAATCATTGTAAGTATATGAATTAGGATTCAAACAACCATAAACAAAAGGATAACAAGATCCATCATCTGTATTGGCATCTGGATCATAATTAAATTGATTTGTTTGTGTACATCCTTCTATTACTGGTATACATGATTCATCATCTACATTTGCTTCTATATCATAATTAAAGGCATCATCTTCCGTACAACCATAAACTACTTCAATACAAGAATCATTATCTGAATTAGCAGATGAATCATAATTAAATGCTAGTTCATTAGTACACCCATAAATAAATGGTTCACATAATAATCCATTAAAATCAAAATTAGCTTCTGGATTATAATTAAATGCAGTTCCATCTATACATCCTAATATATAAGGTATACATGGGTCAGAAAGATCGCCTATTGCTGTTCCGTTAACTGTTGCATTATAGTCAAAATTAAACATCATATCATCCATACAACCAAATACTGCAAATTCTTCACATGAACCATCATTATAATCTGCTTCTACTCCATACTCATTAATATAAGTGTAATACTCTGTATATGCTTCATTATTGCAACCTGGGTTATAATAACATGAACCATCTGTTGTATTTGCTGTTGCAATATAATTAATGGCTTCTTCGTCTAAACATCCATAAATTTTTGGTATACAACTATCACCACATTTAGCTTCTGCCTTATAAATAAAACCATATTGGTTATAAGATAATATTGGATTTGTATATGGATTTGTTCCTCCATTTACTATTACTAATCCTACTGGATTTGTTATCTCAAATTTACATTGTTCTGCTGTTTGTTGTGAATTTCCAAATGAATAAAAATATGTATTTATCATTTCTGATGTATTCAAGTCTAAAACTGTATCTAATTGCAGTTGATCTGATTCTAATGTAAATGGTCCCCACCAATTATCACCTTGTGTTACTACTAAAAATGATCCAGCCCAACCATTATCTCCCCAATCTTGTAATGTTAATGTATTACTGCAACTTGGTGTATATAATGTAGATGTAGCTTCTTCATCATAATTAAATGCATCTATATCTGTACAACCATAAACATTTAGAGTTAAACATGTCCCATCATCTTCTGTTGCATAAGCATCATATTCTACATAATCTGAATCTGTACAACCTAATATTATATCATCAATACATTCTTGGACAAATATATTTTCTTGAAATATAGGACCAAAATTACCTCCACCTGTTGAAAGTGTATCACATGGAGTATATACTATCCAAGATCCATCTATACCTCCCCATATTGAACCAGCTAAACCATCACCGTAAGTATCTGTTATACTAAATAAGACTGAAGTCCCATTATCAATACAAACTTGTTTTTCAACAATACCATAATCAGGAATATTACTATATGTTCCAGGTGTTACTAAATCTAACACAGTTCCTCCACCATCATATATTGCCCAACCTGTTTCTCCTTGGTATTGGTCTAATGTTATTTCTACTGTTACTACTGTTTTACCTGATGAGCAAGATATATCAGTTCCATCACAAGAACCATCATCAATAGTTGCTGATGGATTATACATATTTGATGTTGGGTTTGTACAACCTGGTATATTAATACAAGAACCATCATTAACTCCTGCTTCAGGATTATAATTTAATGCATTTTCATCTGTACAACCATAAATAAATGTACATGGATCCATATACCAATATTCACCTACTACTGCATTAACATTTAGTCCTGGTGAAAATGTTCCTAAATTTCCATCTGCTTCTGCTTCTGTATAGCATACATAAATTAATACTGCTGGAGCATTACAATTACCTTGAACTTCTGCAACAAAATCTACGTAAAAGGTATTTTCACCTATATATAATTTATTTCCAACTTCAAATATATCTTGATTATCATTAAAATAAAAATCAGGATCTACACCAAAATAATTTTGCCCCCATACTATAGTATTACAACTACCTCCTGGAAAAATTAGTCCTGATGGGAAGATTCCCGCTTCTGGATTATAATTAGATGCATTTTCATTTGTACATCCTTCAATATATTCACATGAACCATCATCACTAACTGCCTCTTCATCAAAATTAATTGCTATTTCATCTGTACAACCCTCAACTGGAGGTGCACAAGGAGCGATTGTAAGAGACTCAATTAAACCTAAACCATAATTACCTTCTGCATAAAATAAAGTATCTTGGCAATTATTAAAAACTAAACTCCATCCATCTTCGGGCCATGATAAACCATCACCCCAAGAATCTATTAATTCAAAAGTATAATCTCCTGAGTTTAATTCTATAAAATGATAAGCATCTGATTCACCATCATAATAGCCTTCTTCTATAGAATATATAGTATCAATAGTATTATATAAATACCATGATACTTCTTCTGCATAATTATCAAACTGAAAACTTACTTCAACCCAAGAATTATATAACGATAATGTATCTATTGTTTCTATTATAGTATCAGTAATAGGTGGTGGGGGTGGTGGGGGTGGGTAAGGGGGATCAACAATTGTGTCTTGTGAAAATATTAGTAAGGGTAATAGTAGTAATAGTAAAAACTTTTTCATAATTTATTTTTTTGCAAATTTTTCAACTCCAGCAATACCGAAGCATCCTAATACAACCCATACAAATGAATCGTATACAAATTCATTAATAACTAAATCCTGACCTATCCATCCTGTTGCTAAGTCAGCTATCATAATTAAACACATTATTAAAAATGCTATAAATCCAATTATAGATTTTTCATTATAATCATTATTTTCTTTAAATATATCCCACATAATTTTTTAATTTTAAAATTGATCCATTACTATTTCATCTATAACTTCTTGGATATCTTCTTTTGTAGCTTGCATACTAAATGAGATATCTGCTTCGTATCTTTCTTCTTCTTCTCCATCTACTATTACTAGTATTGTAGGCACAACTGTTATTTTATGGTCTGTTGCGGCTTTAGTATTTGTTGCAATGTCAATATTTTTGACTTTACAATCTGTTAATTCTTCTACCCATTTAACATCATTAGAAGCATTCCAACTTGCATTAAAATGGATTACTTGTATTTGCGAATATGTTATTCCTGATATAAATAGGAGTAATAATAATAATTTTTTCATAAGTTTTTATTTTAATCTATCTATTTTTTCCTCAATACGTTTTAAATCTTCTTTAATTTCTTCGACGTCATCTTGAGTGTTTTGAATAGTTAATCTTATATTTTTATCCTTCATATCAAATTCCATTCTAGTTACATCTGGTGGTGGGATTTCAATTATAGGTAATTCTTTTGCTTCTGCTATGTCTGCTTGAAGTGCAAACCACATACCTACTACAGTTGCTATTAAAACTGCTATTCCTCCTAGGGTTTTTAAACTTATTTTAAAGGATGTATCTTCGTTTAATTCTTTTGCCATTTTTTAAAATATTTTGTAATTAATTCCGAATGAGAAATTATGCCATTCTCTATTCCAATATTTATTGTATTTACCTTCTATAAATATACCTAAATTTTTATTAAACCAATAACCAAAAATTAATCCCCCAGAATAATCTATCCATTGACCTCCTTGAAAATTTTGATATGAATATTCATTATCATCTAACCAATGTAGGGGTAAAATATTTCCCCATGCATGTAACCAAAAATCTTTTTTATAGCTATAATAATCAAACCCTGCTATTAATGAATGGTTCCATACATTAGGTAGTTTATTTTTTTCATTTATTACATATTCATCTAATACTTGTGGTATGATAACTTCTTCCCATACTTCATTTGAATTTGCAACTATATTCCCATTTGGGTCTGTGTATATTTCATTAAAAGGATCTATTTCGTATCCTTCTTGTAACGCTAAATATGTGTAATGTAAATTACCATTTTCTAATACCCATTCATCTAATGGATTAAAACCATAAGGTTCTGAAATTCTTTGTGCTACTCCTATACTGAACGATAATTTTTTATTGACTTTTTGTCTGAATCTTTGTGATCCTTCAAAATATTCTATATCAGCAAATCCATCTTTTAAATATTCTGTTTTAACCATCCATTTATCTGCAACATATCTTAAAAAATGGTGTTGATCAAAAAATGTTAGGCCTTGTTGTCTTTTATATTCTCCTTGAAATAAAAATTCAAATCCAGAAACTTTACCTATTGTTGCAGCGTCACTAAATGAATTTTCTGTTCCTTTTTTAAATGCTTCTTTAGGTAAATATCCAAATCTTGCAATTTTTCTTACTCCAAATATTATAGAATAATCAAAAGGAGTTTCTATAACACTTTGATTTAAAGTACCTGTTGTTATAGAATATGTATCATCATCAGCTAAAGAGGTTCCTCCATTTACTCCTCCATAAAATGTAGAAAATTTAGTAAATTTTTTAAATTCTTTTTTTAAATCGAATGATTTTTTATCAGTTTGACCAAACATAAGAAAAGGAATGACCAATAGCGAAACTAATAGTTTTTTCATTATAATGTTTTTTTATAATAAATATAGGAAAGAAAAATAAAAAAGCAGCTCTTTCGAGCTGCTTCTAGGATTTTTACGACATGATCCTTGTTTACCGTGTGGCTAGGATACCTCTTAGGCAGCCATTGCAACTGTTTGCTCAATAGTAGCAACATCCTCCTTTGCAAGAGATCTAATTGCATACATAAGAGCGAAAACAGAAGCGTTCGCCGTTTTAACCTGTTTGCCGGTTACTGCGTTGGTCTTCCTTATATCCTTACTTGCTGTCAAATCCAGTCATCCCCATATCTTAAATATTTTTTAGTGGAGATGCCGGGAATCGAACCCGGGTCCAAACAAGCAGCTAATATAAGTACTAGCGACCAATTATAAATATATAAATTATATTTTAGTATTCCAAATTTAGATGGATATCTTCTATTGTATCTTTTATTTCTTTTAATGATTTTAAAATTTCATCTTTAGTTAATTGAGAATCTCTTTCTATATCATCAATAAGAGTTTCTATTTTATCTAGTAATCTTTCCATTATTTATTTGAGTTTTTTACCTTATTTAAAGCATATTCCCATACCTGTCTTGCATCTTTATATTGGTGCTTTTCTTGAGATTCCATTTTTTTAACTTGTTTATCAAATTTTTTTTGTAATCCAAGTTTTTTTAATTCATTGTGGGTATCCCACCAAAAATCTTCTACTGACATATTATTTAATCCATTCGTTATATGCTATTACATATGCTTCAAGTCTAGAAAGACTAGGATCTTCTTTAAGTTCTTGCATAGCCCATTGTTCTACTTCTATTCTTAACCCAAAAGCACTAGCTTCTTCTAAAAGTAATTCAATTTCTTCTTCATCTTCTAGTTGACTTTCTACCTCTTCTTTTTGGTCTCTCATTTGGAAAAAGTCTATAATGTTCTTTCCAATATTTTTCCTCAGCCAATTCCATTTTTTTTCTATCAGATTTTGTAATTCGTTTTTTTCTTCC